GAAATTCTTTCTTAAGAAGCTTTTCCTAGAAATTTAGAATTCACATTCGTCTACCCCCCTCTGTGAAATATGACACTCCCCCACGCATTCAACACCGTCCGCAACTACCTCATTGAACGCTTATCTAGAGTCCGCTCCGAATGGCAAATCTTTCAATCAACTGGCCGTGATCCCATCCAAACTGAATCGCTAATCCAAGATCAAGACTACCGTCGAACACACACTCAAGAATATTTAAACCCAAAAGAACGCGAACGCTTTAAAATTTTTCAATCCGAGTATACACAAATTATCTCCGCTCTCCAAATACAGAACGAATCCCGCTCTCAACCATTTGAATTACGACGCCCTCGAGATCCTACCACTCAAATACCTGAAAATAGAATTCCCGCTCCTGGAATTAAATTAGTTCCCTATGAATACCACTCTGGTCACATAATCCATGAAAATCCTGAAACCTCAAGACCCCTTCAACCTGACCAAGAAACTGACGCTGCCGAATCATACTTACCTGGTGATATAGACTATGGACATGACGTTGACACACTCATCCTCACGCTCATTAATCGCAAATATCCCGAATACCTCCCACACGTCCTAAAATACTGTCGACCCGCTGGCACAACCAATGGTACATTCCGCGACTTCAACAAAGAACAAATACCAACCGCCCCAATTGACGATGAACGCAAAGAACGTATTTTCAAACATATTTTTCACTTCCTCGATTGCACTCCTTATCTTCCGCTCCACTTCGTAGATACACAATACGCTAAACTCCCACTTGTCACTGGCACTGGCTACCACAACCGCCACTCCTATAAACAAAGAGCCCATGCAAAGTATTCACGTCCTGACGAATATTCCGAACGTCCAACCTCAAAAGGTTATTTTTATAACGCAACTTATGAAAACGCTCGAACTATCATTCACAAGATAAAAGAAACTGGTGCTCCGTTTAATCTCGCTTTCGCCCCTGACGATCCCGATCTCAATGACAAACAAATCTCCGAACTTGTCGCTCATTATGAAGAGTTCTTTCTCGATTATCCTACCATTTTATTTACACGCAATCACATTTCCGACCGAGACGCTACCCTTAAAGTACGCCCTGTATATGCCGTTGATGACATTTTCCTCATTATCGAAACAATGCTGACGTTCCCCCTTCTCGTTCAAGCTAGAAAACCCTCATGCTGCATAATGTATGGCCTAGAAACCATCCGTGGTGCCAACCGCTACCTCGATGCACTTGCTCGATCCTTCGACTCCTTCTTTACTATTGACTGGTCTGGCTATGATCAACGCTTACCCCGT